CCCGGCACAGCTCAAGGGCTGCGGCGAGCTGGGGTCGGCTGTCGACCTTCCCGCTTTCAACCTCGGTAAATGAATGAATGATGTCGTCGCTGTACGGAGCGACGAGGTGTTGTTGTGCCTCAAGGCCGAGGCCGGACTGCCCCTGCGCTTTGGTGGACACACGATAATATGCAACGTATTTAGTCATTGCGCGTCTCCAGATAGTGGCGCCACATCATGTTGGCGTAGTTCAAACCGCAAGGCTGAGAACAAAAGAACCCATAAGGGTGGGTATAGGTTTCGCCGTCCCAAATTGATTGGGTGTAATATGGGACGCCATTCATTTCTGACTTTGTTGTCCGTATGACAATCAGGTTTCCCGCGTATGGCTCAGAGCCGTAGTGACGGTCTGTGGCTTTCTTGGCAGGGCGGGCACACCAGCCGCAGGGCTCTGGGTTGGTAAAAGTTTTAGGCTTGGTTGGGCCGGGGCGTTCATAGGATGTGGTCATAATAATTTATCTCCCTGTCAATTTTTGTGAAAGCGTTTGACGATTGCGACCCACTTAAAGTCGCCGTGCTGTTGCGGGCGCTCGTCGATGACGGGCTCGTAGGTTTCCCAAGTAAATCTAAAATCTGAGATGCCACGCTCCAAGCACTCCAGCGTCGGTGCCTCAATGCGGTAGTATTCCCAAAAGCCGATGCGACCATTGTAATAGCGGATGAAGGGTTGGGGGCCGATCATGCTGTCACCTCAATAAATGACTTCACACGCTTGCCAGCAGACTTGTGTTCGTTGGCTGGTTTGATTTCATGCTGGTCATGCACGATGCCATTGCATACAAAAACGATGTGATCGCCCAGCGTCACGATATATTTTTTGTCACGCGCGGTTTGCCATTCGACAAACTTTTTAAGCGATCCGCTTGCACGCTTCTCAGTGAATTTGACTTTGAGGTGCTTCAGCACCTTGCGACGCATGACATAGTTCGTGCGGCCCTGCCAGCGACCATCGCGCTTACACACCTGACGGAATGTCTGCATCATATTGTCAGTCGTTTCGCCAACAGCGTTGGCTACTGCAACGACACCGCAGTTTGGCAGCATGTCTTCGGGTGCCACCGCCTGATTAATTTGGTCTGTGTTTCTCATCGATAATCTCCTTTTCTCTCTATCGACTATCTATAGATAAGCTAGTTGATATCAGAATGCAATACCCTCAATATATTTTTTATGAGCGAAACAAAACCAACCCTTTTGCGTCTGCGGCAATCGACAGTCGACGCATTAAAACTTGAGCTGAAGACTAGCGCCCACAGATCAATGGCTGCATTGGCCGATGACATTCTTGCGACAGAACTGGACAAACGCTTCGAGCGCCGGGGCGACAAGCTAGACCGGCTCGTAGAGGCCGCCCGGCGCGTGACCTGATGGGAGCGGCGCAACGCAATAAAGGGGCGGCCTTTGAACGATGGGTTGCCAAAGAGCTTACCGAAGAGCTGGGGCTTCACACGCCACTGCGACGTAACTTGGAACAGTATCAGACCGCAAATTGTTCTGACATCGTCCTGCCGCCATTTCAGATTGAATGTAAAAGGTACGCGAGTAACGGCGCCGGGACTTGGTACAAGGACAACTGGTGGGCTCAAGTCTGCTCGGCCATCGAAGAAGATTACATGCCTGCCCTCGTTTACAAATATGATCGCCACCCGGTTCGTTGGGTTTTTCCAATCGTTGCAATCAACGAATATTGGGACTGCACTGAAAGCAGATATGAGCCAGTGGCTCTGACGTGGTCTGGCGGCCTGATGCTGATTGCAGAGTGGCTCGACGACGAAAGTTTTTACCTAACCTAGAAAAGCATGAAAGGAATGAGCGCATGGCACTAGGATTACAAACTGAAACCAAGTCGGCTGGAGATATCTTGCCGATAATAAAATACAGCGCACAAAGCGGAGACTTTGTGCGTGTCGACAGGTTCCAGACAGCCGATGGGACATGGGACAAGGAAGAGCAAGAGCTTGCGTTTCCGATGGAGTTCATCATGGACTTGGGCAACATCGAGGTCGGCTGGATATCTTTCGAGGGCGGCGGGCCCAGCTTTGAAATGGCGAAGCTGGGAGAGCCGATGCCGGAGCGTCCAACACCGAAGCACAACCAAGGCTTCCGAGTGAAGATTGCCAACAAAGAGCTGGGGCTGCGCGAGTTCAGCCACCAAGCCAAAACAGTTGTCCGGGTCATGGACGCCCTGCACACAGAGTTTGAGGGCTTGCAACTGAAAAACAAAGGCAAGGTTCCTGTCGTGCAAATCACCGGCACGGAGCGTGTGCTTTCAAAGTCGCCTAAAGGTGACAAGGTTTACAAAGCCCCAATCTGGAAAATTACAAAGTGGGTTGACTATGAGTTCGACGCCAAGGACGAGGGCGGTACTCCCGAAGCCGAGCCAGTCCAAGAGGAAGTGGGTGTGGACGACCCGCTTTTTGATTGAGCGTCTTGGGGTGCGGTCAGGTACAGCCGCACCCCATTTTTTTCGGGAGACAAAAGATGACAAACAACATTGGGGCGCACATCGAAACAGTCGCCAAGCATTACTGGGGTGAGCCAAAGGAACGGCGCGGCCACACGCTCCGCTGGGGCAATCGCGGGTCAAAGGAAGTCGACTTGCGCAAGGGCACTTGGTTCGACTTCGAGAACAATGTCGGCGGCGGGGTCGTTGATCTCGTGCGTCAGAACGAAGGCGCGCAACTGGTCGGCATCCCAGACGTGCTGGAACGCAAGTTCGGGATAGCCAAGCAGACACAGAAACGCATGAGCCCGGCTCAGTTCTTGAGCAAGTGCTACAACTACGTCGATGCGCAGGGCGAGCTTCGCTATCAGGTGTTGCGATACGAGCCAAAGACATTCAAACAGCGCAGGCCCGATGGCAATGGCGATTGGGTGTACAACATGAAGGGCGTCGAGGCGCTGCCGTATAATCTTCACGGCATCCTGTCGCGCCCGGACAAAACTATTTTTATTGTTGAGGGTGAGAAATGCGCAGACAAATTGATCGAACTGGGAGCCGTCGCTACAACCTCGCACGGCGGCGCCGGAAAGTGGAAGGCAGAACTCAACAAGTTCTTCGACGGGCGGCGCGTTGTCATTTTGCCTGACGCCGACGACGCGGGGCAGATGCACGCAGATGTCGTGACAAGCCATCTGGTCGACGTGGCCGGTGAGGTCAAGCGCATTGATCTGCCGGGGCTGTCCGACAAGCAAGACGTGTACGACTGGTTCAATGATGGCAACACAGTCGATGATCTACGTCAGCTTGTGTCAGGCACCGAAGCCGTCACAGAGGCCAGCGAGGTGACAACCGAGGTGGCCGAGACGGACACGCCAGACGTGTTCCCGACCTACAATCTTTCGTACTTGCGCAACATGCCACCACCCAAGTGGCTCGTCGATGGCCTGCTCACCGAGTTCGGGTTCGGGGTCATCTATGGTGAGCCCGGCGTGGGCAAAAGTTTTCTGTCGCTGGACATAGCCCTGTCCGTTGCCTACGGCCGTCCGTGGCACGGGTCATTCGTGCAACAAGGCGCGGTGCTGTACATTGCCGGCGAAGGCGTTGGCGGCCTTGGAAAGCGTGTCAAGGCGTGGCAAAAACACGTCGGCATTGAGGCAGACGCGCCGATGTATGTACTGCCGATTGCCGTACACATGACAGAGCAAGATCAAGTCGAGAAACTGTTGCGCACCATTGACAGCCTGCAACAGGACTTCAGCCTGTGCATCATCGACACGGTAGCGCGTAGCCTGCTGGGTGACGAGAACTCCAGCTCTGATATGTCGGCCTTTGTGACCGCTTGCAACGCCGTACAGCGCCATATCGACGGCGCAGTGATAGGTGTGCATCACGCCGGGAAAGACGCCACAAGGGGCATGAGAGGCTCTACGGCGCTTCTGGGCGGCTGTGACGCTGCCCTCCGGGTCAAGAAAGAGGACAACGGCCTGCTGCTTCAGTGCGAGAAGCAGAAGGACGCAGAGCCGTTTGAAGACATGCAGTTTGATATGATCCCGATTGCAATGCTGGGTGACAGCTCTCTAATCATTCAACGCACTGAGGGTGAACGGCAAGACAAGCGCCGAGCAAAGCTCACAACAACCCAGCAGATTGCGTTGGATAGTTTGTATGATGTGCTTGCGAAAGAAGGCTCTGACAGATGTAGAATAGACATCTGGAAGGCTGACCACCGTGTGAAAACTCCAGACCTGACCCCGGGCAAGCGCCGTGATGCAAGAGCTGCATTGCAGTCCAAACGTGTGATTTTCATTGATGACGGTATGGTCATTGTAAACAGAGGGTTAAGTTGAAATGTGTGATTTAAAACTGCAAGTTTTCACATCGGATGTGACGATCACATTTTGTGTGTGTGATGTGAAACCCCCTATAAGGGGTTCACAAATCACATCACACGTTGGGGGTGATTGATGCGTAAGCCAGACAGGGGCATTGAAAAGGATATGGCTCCGACCGGGTCGGTAAATTATCGAAAGTTGCAATCGGCGTTGATTGAGCTAGACAGGGCTGTGACAGATATCGAGGATCGCTGGGGCGTTGACCGTCTGCCAGAGCTGGTAGACCACAATTTGCGAGAAAGGTTCTACAAGCAGCGTGAGCGTCTTGATGCGGCGATACAGGCAAACGTCGGGTCTGAGGTGCAGCGCGAAGCAGAAGTGATGCTGAAGGGATACAAGCACCTAATCAAGGCAGCAGAGGCAAACGGGTTCGGAGAGCTGGTCGGTGAAGTGTGGGAAGCGCAGATGCCAGACGGACGTGTGCTGGCTGTAGCCAAGACCATAGATGAGGCGAACAAGGCCGCCCGCGACAATCGGGATATGGTTGTGTATTCGATGGATGAGATAGCCCGCGTGTTATGCGGCTGGGAAGAGTTTAAGCTGGCGACAACGGCAAAGCACACGTTCCCCGGTGCTGAAGTCGTTGAGATACGCGAGCGCAAGACAGAGGAACTGAAAGATGACGAACTCCCTTTCTGAGTTTAAGCGACCGTACAGCGTGTGTCCGTTTCGGGCTGCTGCTGACCGTGAGCTGAAAGAGACTGACTTGCGAGTGCTGATGGCGCTGTGTGCGTTCACCAATCGTGCCGGTGTGTGCTGGCCTTCGATGGCAACGCTGATGGAGCTGACCGACCTCAAGTCGCGCACGTCGATTGACAGGTCAATGCGCAAGCTGAAGAAGCTGAAGTATGTGAGACAGCTTGAGGCGAAGGACTACCAAAAGACCAAGACCGGCTGGAAGACGAACAGGTATCAGGTGTTGTGGGAAGTGGATATGGCGTTGCCTAGTCTTGAAGAGGTACACATCGCCAAGCCCTTGCAACTCGTCAGCGACCAAGACGAGGTGCCTGAAGGTAAAGGGGGTCTGGGGGATGCAAAACCGTGTATGCACACGCACGCTGAAGCCCTCGCCCACGGGTTCGTGCGCGCCGTGCAGCAGGCGACCGGCCAAGTGTTGCTGGTCGACAACGTGGTCAACCACGCGCGCCGGGTAGACGAGAGCGTGACAGTCGAGCAAGTGATCGAGGCCACGCTGACCGTGTGCCGCGCTAGGCTTCAGGCAAGGCAGGGGGTGCCGTCCTTCGCCGACATTGCAGAGGTGCTGTGATGTACAGCGAACAGACCGACGTTTGTTGTTGTACGCGCCCGGCCGCGTACACTTTTTTGCGCAGGCGA